TACAACATTGCAAGGCATTTTAAGTTTTTAAAAACCGATAAATAGTAGCATGCCAAGATTAAGTTTATGGAACCCAACTAAAACAAACGATTACAGTTTCGTAGACAGAATTGTGGGTGAACATATCTACGCAGGTGGTACAGGCGTACATATTCACAAATATATGGGTATTCAAGACACACCAGACGGCAATGACCCAACAAGACCAAGCAGTGGCTCTGGAAATAATAACGAAGTTTTTATACAAGACTTGCTATTTTTAGAAAACAGAGACAGAAAGTATGATGAAAATATTTATGAGCTACGTGGTCAATATAATCTAGGTGACAATGACAGTTTTGACTTAACTCAATTCGGCATGTTCCTAGCAAATGATACATTATTCATGAACTTTCATACAGAAAGTATGGTAGACGCTGTAGGCAGAAGACTTATGCCAGGCGATGTACTTGAACTTCCACATTTAAGAGACGATTTACTTTTAGGTAGTGATGAAGCAATAAACAGATTTTATGTAGTTACTGATGCTACAAGGCCTGCAGAAGGATATGACCCACGTTGGTGGTCACATTTATGGAGAGTTAAGTTAGGCCCAATTACAGATTCACAAGAGTACAGAGATATACTTGGAAGTGGTGAGGAAGAGGGGGACTTAAGAAACTTAATAAGCACATACGCAAATGAAATTAAAATTAGTGATGCTATTTTAGAACAAGCAGAAAAAGATGTTCCTTTTGACCCTCAATATAGAAAAACAGGACATTTATATTTTGACGATTCTGTACCAAACAAGCCGGCTCCCGGATTAGATTTTGGTGGTGCTGATGGTAGTGTACCAAATGGTTCAAATATTGTTGGTAGCGGAGCAACGTTCCCAACATCTGGAACTTCAGACGGTGACTTCTTCTTAAGAACTGACTTTAGTCCAAATAGACTTTTTAAAAAATCTGGAACACGTTGGTTAAATGTTGGTTCGGATATGACAGGTTCATGGAGTGCCGCAAATAGAATTCTAAAAGGATTTATAAACAACGAGTCCTCATACATAGACGACAGTGGTAACAAAGTAAATGAAAAAGTTGGGTTAAGTAAAGTTGTGAAGCCTAAAACGGATAATTAAAATGAAATTTAAAGAAATTAAAAATTTACAAGAAAATAAACAAGCAATAGACAAACTAGAAGATAAATTATTTAATCTAGAGTCTGCTTTAGACTCCGCTAGGGCAATTACTAAAACTATAAAATATGCTGATATGCATGTTGAGATTATAACCAAATTGAGCGGACTTGCAGAAGAACATGGTTTAGAACTAGATGAATATCAAGAGCGACAAGTATATGAGGCAAAGAATAAACTTGAAAGTGAAATATATCAATTAGAAGAAGTATTTGAAGATAGAATTAGAGCTATAAAAAATAAAATAGACGAGTTAGAAGAAAACTAAAATGGCAGGTAAAAATTTAGATTACTGGTACGACGAACAGATTAAAAGATATCTGATGCAAATAATCAGAATTTTTTCTAATTTTCAAACTAGGGAATATACAAAGAACGGTGTAAAATATAATAGAGTTCCTGCACGTTATGGTGATATGAGTAGAATGGTTGCTAGTATTTTGCGTAATGGATCTGAAAATATAATTAATAGTGCTCCTTTTATAAGTATCACAATACAAAGTCTTCAACCAGCAAGAGATAGAACACATGAACCTTTTCTAGTTGACACCACTCAGGTTGCAGAAAGAGAGTTTAATCAAGAAACACAAGCATACGAAAATACCCAAGGAAACTTATATACTACACAAAGATATATGCCAGTACCATATAATTTAACAATTTCTATGGACTTATGGTCTAATAATACAGACACTAAACTGCAAGTATTAGAACAAATTTTTGTGCTTTTTAACCCTAGTATCCAATTACAATCAAATAGTAATCCATTAGACTGGACTAGTGTATTTGAAGTAGAGCTTACCGACATAGTTTGGAGTAACAGAAGTGTTCCTGCAGGTGTAGACGAGCAAATAGATATCTCTACTCTTACATTCACTTGTCCTATATGGATTAGTCCACCAGCAAAAGTTAAAAAGCAATCTATTATTCAAAGAATAATAGCAAACATACATAGTGTAAGTAGTATATCAGATTTAGGCTATGATGAAGACTATGCAGACTTTTTTGGAGATATTCAGGATACAGCGGAAGTTGTTGTTACGCCTGGAATGTATAGTGTTCGTGTAAGTGGTGCTTCAGCAGTTTTACTAAATGAACAAGGCGTTCCTGTTCCTTGGACTGATCTTACAGATATGCAAGGCGATATAAGATCAACAAGTTTACTTAAATTAAATACAAGCAACGATACAAATAATTTTTTAGGAGAAGTAATAGGTACTATTAGTGTAGATACAACAACACCATCTAATATTATATTTAATTTAGATTCAGATACTCTACCTACAGATACTATAAATGATGTTAATAAAATTATTGACCCAAGAGAAAATTATCCAGGAGACGGTACACTTGAAGCGGCGGCTAATGGACAAAGATATCTTATAACTGAAACAATATCGGCATCAGGCTATTCAAACTGGAATATAGATGCTAATGCAAATGACATAATAGAATTTAATGGTAGTGCATGGGTAGTTTCATTCAATTCAGAGTCCCAATCTGGAAATACGCATTACACTAAAAATATTTTTACATCCAAACAATATCAATGGACCGGAACTCAATGGATAAGTAGTTACGAAGGCGAATATAAACCAGGATATTGGAGAATCATTTTATAAATGAGTACTACAGCGGCAGGAGTTGTATTCCTAGCCAAAGACACAGGAAGATGTATGTTGCAATTAAGAGAAGGCAACAAGCGATTTAATCATACCTGGGGTTTTTGGGGAGGAATAATAGAAAAAAATGAATCTCCTTATGAATGCATAAAAAGAGAATTACAAGAGGAAATTGGGTTTGTTCCTGAAATGCAAAAGTTAAATCCAATAGATGTATATCAAAGTAAAGATAAAAACTTCTTTTATTATAGTTTTGTATATGTTGTAGATAATGAATTTCAACCACCAAAGTTAAACGGAGAAAGTGCCGGATATGCCTGGGTAGACATAGGGCAATGGCCTAAACCACTTCATAACGGCTCTAAAATTACATTATATAAAAATGGTGGCACAGAAAAACTACACACTATACTACAAATAAATTCTTGATAAATACTCGATATGAGCAAAGGCGAAATAATCGATTTTGTTATTTTGCGGATAACTACCGAACTAGACAAGTTTCAAAGAACTAAAACAATCCCACATACACTACTAGAAGGTGCAATTGAAGTAGATGAAATAAGAGACGTCTATTACGAAAAGTTATCTCCAAAGTATCAAAAAATATTTGATAGACTATTAAAAGAGTATCATCAGAATATTGGCAAAAATATCGACTCCTTAAAAAAAGCAATGAAAAAAGACTATGCTAGAGTAGTTAAAAATATGGCTACAGAGCATGAAAGTTTTAGATTTAAAGAAGTAATGAATTCATACAGACGTAATTTAAATCCTGTTAGAGCATTATTTTATCAAACAAGAGATGTTTTAAGACGATATAATCCAGATCATCCTTATCATTATTGGCTTATAGATTTAATAACTGACACAGAATACAATAATATAATTAGAGATGCGTTATCTAAAGATATAAGAAAACTAGAAAATATAATAAAAAGGTATTATTTTCCTTTGGTAAATCATGGTGACGGAGTTCCTTTGGAATTATTTCATGCTAAACAACAACTAAAGGATTTTAGACATTACTATATGTTTTTTAGAAATTTATTGACTTGGGAACCTGACGAATAATTAGTAAATTTTTCTTATCTGATAATCAAAGGGTTCAACAGTTCTAATTTCAAATGCTCTTCCTTCCATATCTTTTCCTTTAATATGTTTTGGAGTTTTCTTAGAAATTTTCTTTAAAAGATATCTTTTATGTGATCTTGTAGTTGTAATATTTCCGTCTTTATCTCTGACAGAATCTTTTAAGTACCATACAGTTAATTCATATTCTTCATAATAAAACTTAAACCAAAGTTTAACTAATCCTTTCCATAATGCAATACTTA